TAATGTGAAAATCGCTTATTCAACACTTCATCCGATGCCTTCTCAAGTCCAGATCAAAGAGAAGCAAATTAACCGTGAACAAATCGTTCAAAACAAGGTTGCTGAAGTGTTGGATAAGCAAACACAGACCGAGGAATACAAGTATTGGAAAAGCCTGGGTTCTAGGATTGACGTTTACGTCTGAAGCACATCGTGCGCTTCGTTGATGTGTTTGATCCGGTCAGCAAGCCCAATCGTGCCTCCGTTGATTTTCTTGGTTAGACCAATCCAGTCTTGAACCTCTGCCAACTCATTGCATTTGTGAGTGGACCAAAACCAGCCGGCGGTCAGTGCAGCATACTTAGGCGTAGCAACCAAGTCAGGCTCTTTTACGAAATCAACTCCGATTGCTTGTGATGCGTGATAGAAATTCGAATGACCAGTTAATTGAAAAAGACCTTTTCCGCAAAAACGATACCCATCGCCAGAGGCTTCATCTCGATTTCCCATTCGATTCGCGTAGACGTTATTAGCCAATGCCTTTTCGTTGCGGGCATATTTTTGTGCAATCTCAAGTGTTGGGAAACGCTTTGGCCAGATAACCATCAGTCTTTCAGCAGAATAACTTAATCCTTCTTTGAGCTTCTTAAAGTTTCCACTTTCATGCGATGCCTGACCTATAAATCCAGCTTGTTGTCTAGCAGTAAGAATGCCAAAGCGCTCAAATGTTTCATTTAAAGGATCAACCCACTCCTCGCCGATTTTGAGCCTTCTTAGTTGATTAGCGTTGACCATTTATGCTCTCCATAACCTTCGTGTAAGCATCCACGCAAGCATTTAATTGCGCGGTATTCCTGTCACCTTGAGCGACTATTTCTGCGATGGCTGCGAGGGTTGCTCTGTCGGCATCAGAAGTTTCGTTAGTCGGTCGGTCAGGTTCACTTCTTGTTTCTGTATTCCCGGCGGGAGTGGGGGCACTTTGGGGGGTTGATACACAACTTGGGGTCGGGAGCCGCACCCTGCCAGCACGAATAGCAGCGTCAAGAGCAGTTTGTTTTTTAGTGACAACATTGTTTGCCTCCGTTAGAGCGTTAGAAGTTTCTGCAAGTTTCTGAGTCATTTCCTGCTCGGTTTTTCTTGCTTCGTTGTTTTTCTTGGCGATCTCTACTTGCATCTCTTGATCGCGCTGTGTCCAACCTTTGTGGTGTCCGTAGCCATAAAACGACCCCAGAGCGATTAAAACCGCGAGGATGATCCAAGGGTTAGGTTTCATGCCTCAGACCTCGCAGCGGCTCTTTCTACGGCGATTTCCTCTTTGGCAGGATCAACGTAATCAGGGGGAGTCGTGGGAGGTGGAGGAGGACGCCATTCTTCGTCTAGTGCGGGATTCGTGATTCCCATCCAGTTGAAGTTAGGCAATGAAGAACTTGCCACTGGAGCCGCTGGAGCTGATGGAGTAGGCGTTGTCGGTGGAGTCTGGTTAGAGTGCAGTTTGTCACTCACAGCTTGGACGCCTTTTCTGGTCATCACGCCACCGATACCACCCACAATGAGCAGAACAATGTCGTTCAACATCTTTGTGTAGGCTTGGTCGATCGGAGCCATGCTCTTGATCGGTTGGGTAACGAACGTCACCGAGTAAAGCATGAACCCCACGATGCCCGCGAGGATCACGGTGACAATGATGACAACGATAGCCCAAACTCTAACTTCGATTTCTTCACTTGTCAGAAGGCGGTTGATTTTGTTGTTGTACAACTTGTTTCTCCAGGATAGGGGCTACAAGATAATCCGAACACTGTTGAGTGAACAGACACTTAGGACGCTGACAGTCTGCGCTTTGAAAGTAATCAGGGTTTTGGCACTTGTACCGATAGCGATCTTCGCAACCAGACAAGAGGATTAGAAGAAGCAACCACCTCATTTTTCGCAACCTTGGTCAAACTGTTTTCTAAGTTCAACTACTCGTTTATCCATCTTCCTCGCCCTGGCTTCTTCGATCTTATAGTCCATGAACAGAAACCCTCCAAAAGTCAAACACATCAGCAAAGCAAACATCAGGATGACGTTACCCACCATAGAGAGAACGTACCGTCTCTGTGTCGAGCGATTGCCCAAAGGAGGAGCATTAGGTACAGCCATACGATTGTTCCGCAAATCAGCCATGCTCCAATTCCCCAGTAAAAGTCTCGCTCTTTCTTTTGTTCAGCGGCTTCTTTTTGTCTTTCGATCCTCAGTTTCTCCCAGGCTCTTTTTTGTTCCTGACCGATCTGCGCTCTCATAACCTCAAATCTTGACCACAAATCTTTCAACTCTGGAGGCGATTGATAAATCATGATCTCTCGCATTTCAGTCTCCATCATTTGTAGTCGAGAACGAATCAAAACTCTTTGAAGTGCTCTTTTGCTGACTGAATCCTCTCCTTCGTAGACCTGATGAGCTTGTTTTTCTTCTTCATAGAAAAGTTGCTCGATCTTGTCAAAAGCGTCAAAGAAGTCACCAAGTTGGTTGCCGATTCGAGAGATCACGTTATTCGGGTCGGTTGTAGCCGCTTCCCTGAATTCTGCTTTTTTCTCTGCGATCTTTTCAGCTTGCTCCTTGGAGACTTTCCTTCCAGCGAATTGTTTGTCAATGTCTTTAAGAACTGATGACACATCACCCGCTGCGCTCTTTATGTCTTTATAGAGTTGACAACCCTTCTTGACTGCTGACACCGCACTGGATGCCATCATCATGAGGGTTATCGGGTCCACTCATTCAAACCTTAGAGATTGACGCCCAGATAACACCAGCCATGCCGCAGAGCATTACCCCTGCGACCTTAATCATGATGTTCTCAATACGCTTCAAACGAGCATTGATCTGTTCGTAACGATGCGTACAGACTTGCTCATGCGTGTCTAAACGAGCCTCCACGTTACTTACCACGGCACACCTTGAGCAGTCACAGGATTCTTGAGTAGATCAATCTTGGCTTGCACAGCAGCCTCGGTTGCGGCTTTGTCAACAGATTCCCAAATCCATGCCAGAACTTGAGCTTCGGTAAGTTGGTCATAAGGAACGGTAGGCTCACCAGTCCACGATGCAGTCGAGTAAACAGAGTCGGAATATTCTCCGTCAGTGCCAACGCATTGCCAGTGCGCGACAGTTACGAAATTATTGGAGAGGTTGCGTTGCATCGGGTTAACAGTCCATACAAATGTAGTCATGATGTTTCCTTTCAAGATTCGAGAGTTGCCACACGGGCGCGGAGGGATTGTAGTTCTGCAATGATGTTGGCAATGAACTCAGCAGAACCGTATTCCATTGCTTGCATTTGTTCACCGTCTTTTTCACCAACTACGGAACCAGGAGAAACTTCCTGCACTTCGTGAGCAATAAAACCAACACCTTTAGAACCATCGGCTTTCCAGTTCCAAGTCTTAGGCTTGAGTGCATCAATAAATGCACCTGAACCAGTCAAAGGCTGCGGATTGTCTTTGAGGCGATAGTCGGAAGAAGTGTTGTAGGCAGTTGCAGAGGCTGAAGTTGAAATACTCCCAACCTGTGTTCCTGAACGATTTATACGGACTGTTATCTGTGTTCCACTACCTAACTCATCTATGTTCATCGTGTAATATGAACCAGAAGAATTTCCTGTTACATTTAGCCCGCCCCACGTTGTCGTGCCTAAAAAGTCCCCTCTATATCCGTTGCTGCCCGTAGTCCCAACCAACAAATTACCACTAGCATCAAGCGTCATTGCTTGAATGAACGTTATGGCGGTATCTGCTGTGCCGGAGGCTGCGGTGAACCAGTAATGAATGCCTGACGCTTGCGCTTGATACGAGGCTGCGGCAGAGGTGAGATAGCGGAACGTCCCGCCGCTGTCACGATACCAGTTAGTGCCAAACGCAACTTCGCCACCACTGCGACCATACAAAAATCCAGTAGCTCCAAACTGCTCGACTTTATAGTCACTATTCCAAGCACTCGGCGTAACTCCCAGTCCCAGGTTGCCGGAGGAGTCAAGGACAGCCAACGAAGTTGCATTGTTTTGAGAAAATGCGAACCCTTTACCTGTTGGCACATTGAACAGTTGATAATTGCCAGTTGCTGTACCGAGCGTATTGACGCCTGAACGAATAACAGTCCCAGCACCCCAAACGGAGTCAATCAAAGAAATATACGGCTGCGCCGCCGACAATGATGCATTACCAGCTACAGAGAGTTTCTCCCCAGGCGAACTTGTACCCACGCCTAAGCCAGTGCTGGTCACGCGCATTTGTTCGGCTGAATTTGTAATAAATGCAAGATCAGAAGCATTGGCAATAATTTGAGTGCTTCCAAAACTGGCAGTTGCATTACCGAAAGCAATTCGTGTTAGTGTTCCTGAACTTGCATTTAAGCCAAGAAGTTCTCCACCAGCTTTCTGGATAAATGTTTTGTAATCTCCAGTTGTTGCAGATGCTCCAACTGTGAAGTAAGTGCCATCAAACGTAAGCGCAGACCCACTGGTAGCAACTTTAGAGCCGTTTAAGTACAGTACACCGTTAGCAGTGCCGCCGGAGAGCGTAGGATTCACTTCCAGGGTAGGAGTGCCCTTGATCGTTACCGTATCCCCAGAAGCGTCACCAAGAGTGGCGTTTCCGTTTGCAACCAAAGCACCCGTCAGAGTCGTTGTGCCAGTAACTCCCAAAGTCCCTGCGACAGACGTATTACCAGAGGCAGACGCGACTGTGAATTTGTTGGTAGCAACAGAGAAATCCCCTCCAGAGTTCACCGAGTCACCAGCACCTCCAGTTTGGAATTCTTTTAACTGACGCATCAATTCGCGAATGGCATCGTTGATACCACTGGGCGCACAGCCTTCCGCAATGTTGATTGAGTTAATGTCAGTATTGTTTCCAGCGGTAGTGCTGAACTCTGAGATTTTTACTTTTGCCATTGTCTTACTCCGTTAAACCAAAGGATGCGCCATAACCAGCGGCGATTGCTTTCTTTTTCAATGCTTGACTCAAAGGCTCCACAGTCATTACGTTAGCCTTCTTCATCAAATCAGCAGCGAGTTTTGGATCAAGCATTGCACTCACAAGCAACTCTCGAATCTGATCGTCTGTGCCGTTATACAACCAGTTAAGAGGCGCAACAGTCTTGTTCACAGCGGCAGGGACTTCGCCAAACATCTGCTTACCAATCACCCCACCGATGATGTTTGCTGTACTCAGATTCTTGAAAGTATCCGAGCCAGGAACCTTACCAGCACGATTCAAAACACCAGAGTCCAAATCTTCAGCCACTCGCTTCAAAACGGCGAGTTGAGTTTTAGACAGGTCAGTGTCTTTCTCAGCAGCACGAATTGCGCGAGTAAACGCAGGCTGAGAGATCAAGAAGTCACCAATGCGAGAAGGATCGGGAGTCGTTGAGAGAATCTTGCCCCTGAACTCTTGTGCGGCTTCCAAACGCTCAATTCCACGGCTAGAGGTGGCGTATTTCTGGAGATAGTCTTTATATCCAGGAGCACCAGACTCAATCGCATCGTCAACAGCCCTAATCACTTCTTCAAGCTGTTTTTTGGCAAGACTGTATGCTGACCCTTCTTTATCCAAAAGACCCTGTGCAGCGTCCCTCAAATCTTTCCGAGCCTCATACAGACGAGTCGGTGAACCCAATCCACCTTCAACAGTCTGACGAGCAAAGTTCATTGCCTTTTTAACGGTATTTCTTGCCCCAACATCAGAGGCAGAAATCGCATCAATCTTTCCGATGACATTCTCATAAACCGCAGTGTTAAATGCAGTTTCGTCAACAGGATTGGAGAAAGCCTGCTCGCGCAAAGGAGTAGTAACCTCGTCACGCTTCTTAATTGCGCCTTCGAGAGCCGTTTTGTCCTTTGCCATTTGGTCAAGGATTTTCAATCGAGCCTGGTTTGCAGCAGACGCTTGGGCTTCAAACTGACCCATAGACGCCATTGAGCGAATCGGAGTCTCAGCAGAAATCAGACCAAGATCACGGGTCGCTTGAGAGGTCGTAGGTTGATAACCAGGAACCCTGGCTTGATAAGACTCAGCAGCCTTAATAGCCGCTTCAGGATCACGCGCAAGAGAACGAAGCACGTTACCAGTGATAACCTCTCTGCCAGCCTCAGTAAAGGGTCTTACAGCCTCTTTGGCGCCTCGTCCGAGTGCTTGTGCAGCCGTAGCACCACCTGGGGCGATAGAGCCTGTAATTGCGGCTAATGTCTGACCAACAGGTCCAAGGTCAGATTCTCTTGCAGTACCACCACCCAATGCACCACCAACAGCAGCAGTGGCTTGGGCTTGAGGACTTGCCATAAAGAACTCTTTAGCCATTGGCCCCATCTTGCTAGACAGCAGACCAGGACCAGATACACCAGCCATCGCGCCACCAATGTCTTGAACCACACGCTCTTGTGCAGTCTTGGGTTCAGGCACTCCAGCTTGCGTCATCAGACTTTGCAAAGCCTGAGAGCTTGGTTGCATGACTTGTTTACCAGCAATCAGGTTAATCAGTCCGGTAAGAGCATCAGCACCAATCGCCGGAAGTGCAGTCGCACCAGTAATCGCAGCGCGAGCAGTCAAACCCAGTTGACGGGGCAAGTCTGACAAGTTGCCAGGAACCATGCCAATGTCTTTAGGAGGCGTAAACAACTCTTTACGCATCTGCTCTTTGTCAATCGGCGCAGGCTCACCTTGTCCTGGTAGTTTTTTCAGAGCTTGAGCAATCTCATCTTTGCTCATCCCATCAGGGAATTCAACAATCCCCAAACCAATGATTTCAACCTGTTGAGCCATTTTTAACTCGCTTCAAAAGAGTTGGTTCGTGGATTCCATCGAAGAATTGGTTTTTCTGCGGGTTTTGGCAATTCAGGCATTTTAAAAGCATTGCCAGCGGATTGGATCATTCCATCTGTTGCCAATTTACGAGCCTGTGCTTTTTGTGCAAGTACGGCAGGACTATCTCCAACCACAGGGAAATAAGTTCTGAATTCGTTTTCTTCTTCTTGAGCACCAATCGCAGCACCTGATTCTTTACGCAACTTTGCACGAATCCAATCTCTTGCGGCTTGTGCGTATTGTTGCGTTTCAGGTTTCTGCGTAAGGTTTTTAAGAGATTCACCAATAAACGGAATAGAACCAGCCGCAGCAGACATTCCACCAGGAGCCGCTTTTGCAATTTGAGGCTGACCAACCAAATCGTTAGCAACAACCATCCTTTGAGCAAAACCAGCGGCATTTAATTGACCTTCAGTCGGTTTTGCGCCCTTACCCATTACTGGTTTACCGTCTTGAATGACAGGAGTAAGTTGACCAGTTTTAGGATTAAAGGTCATAACACCCTGGTCGGTTTCGATAGTTTGCAAAGAAACCGGACCCTCTGGCGCTCTGCCTTTAGGAAGTCTTGCAACCTCAACACCATCTCGGATGCCAACAACAACATTTCCAAGGTCTTGCCATTGAATTGCTTTTTCTTTTGGCGCTCCAGCAACTTTGACAATTTGACCGTTTTGAACTTCGTATCTTTCTTGACCTTCGCCCAAAGTAAATCCTTCAGGACGTTGAGACTTAGCCAATTCAGCCAGAGTTTTCTCAATGCCAAGTTGATCGGTCAAAGCCTTAATTCCTGCCGGACCCAAAGACCTCAGAGCAGGCAATGCGGCTTGCAAATCCAACCCCGCCGGACGCACGTTAGCACCAGGCATCAGATTGCCTTCCTCATCGCGCAAAACCTCTGAAGGCGTTTGACCAATCATGCCCTGCTCTGGACGATAGGCAGATTGTAGGATTCGCTGTGCCTGGGCTTGTTGCTGGCGCATTGCTTGGTCTTCAAGACGTTTTTGCATCATGTCTTGAACTTGGAATTGAGTCAGACGATCTTTCAGAGATTCGTTCATGGCTTGTTTATAAGCCTGCTGACCCATCTGAAGACCCTGCGCGATAGCCAGTGCACCACCACCAGGAGTGCGGCTCGGAGCACCCGCCTGGAGGAGTGCCATTGCAGCGTTTTGAAGTCCTTGGGATTGTGCGTAATCTTTTGCTTTACGCAATTCCTCATCGCCCAAAAGACCACCGTAGTAGGAAGGCGTTTCGCCAAAAATGTCTAGTAGTGCCATGTCAGTCCTTAACCGTAGTTATCACCAGTCAGGAAATTCACACCAGCAGCATTTTGCAAACCGCCAGTCCCCCATCCTGAAGGAGTCATAAATCCACTCAGCCAATTAGAAACACCACCATTTGTCAGACGGTTCACACCACTCAACAGATTCACACCAAGCAAACCTGTTCCAAGTCCAGTCGCCAAGGGGTTCGTGTAGTACGGAGTCTGAGTGGTCGTAGTTTTACCCGCAGGGAAACCATACACCTGATTCAGATATTGGTTTAGCTGTTGTTGGGGTAGTTGCTGACCATAGTTGAATCGAGCAATATCAGCTTGCAAGGCTTGACCTTGATAACCCTCACCCAGTTGACCAGCAGCCAACAAACGCTGAATGTCTCCGTAATCTGCTTGAGCCATCTCGGGAGCCATTGCCGTAGCGGCTTGTTGCCGACCACGTTCTTGAGCGTAGTTCTGATAGGCAAGTTGTCCAGCAGTATCCGTCAGTTTCTGAGCGAATTGACCTGCGGCTTGTTGTTGCAGATTACCCATCGCTCCAGAGCCATACCGACCCGCTAAAGAGGCTTTAGACCCAATGTCACCTAGAGCACTCTCAAACGACTGACGAGCCGCTTGTGCAGCAGGTTGAAACGCACCTTGAAAGAAAGGATTTCCACCAAGGTAATCGCCTTGAATCGTTCCCAAGGTCTGATTTTGAGCCTGAGTCAACAAAGGACTACCAGTCGATGCCCTCTGCTGGAGAGCTTGGATTGCTTGATTGGTAGTGGCAGACGGACTTACATAAGTCTGACCTTCGTAATATTTAGGACCACCCGCCTGATATAGACGTTGAGCCTCGGTCAAACCAAAACCCAAATAGGGCTGAATGGTTGGATCAATCTGCGTGGTTTGCGTGGATGTTGATATTTCAGTAGCCATGGCGTTTCCTTTTAGAAAGGACTCCGTGACGGGTCATCCACGGAGCCAATTATACTAGCCAACAACAATATAGGCATAGGTTTTGTCAGCCGTGTTGTTTGCATAATGTGTTAAGGTTGCAGTCCCTTTTCCCTTTGCGGTTACATAGACATTTGTAGATGCAGCCGGAGCAACATACTGCATTGTCGCAATCACAGAAGGGGTTGACGGAGTGTCTGGACTTGTTCTAGTCGGTAACTGTTGAATACTCACAGCCGTGTTATCCGTTGCCCACATGATCTCTACATAATCATTGGCATTAAGTTCAATATAGTAATTCAGAGCAGCAATCGTGTGTCCATCCACTCCACCGTGGGAATTGGGCACAGAATACCGACTATTAGACGCAGGCACATTGGTTCCGTTTTTCCTGAACCAAATATCCATGTCGTGGATTGAGCTGTCTGTGTTTACTAATTGAGCACTGAACTGAAGGTTATAAATCCCATAACTCTTAACAGTCATTCGAGAGTTACTCACCACCGACACCCCATTGGAGTAGTCGGTCGTGTTAAACGTCATCGGGTAGGCAGTTGTCGTGTTTGCCGCAGTCTGGTTGGTGGAGTCCTGAAAAGCCCCATAGGGAGCTGAATCCTCATAAGCCGCCTCAGACGCAGGAACGAGAATAATCACGCTATCCGCGCCGATACGGTAGTCCTGAATCGTTGTGGTCGTGGCGTTTCCTGTTGCCAGAGTGATCGTTCCGGTGTTATTGGTCTTTCCGTCCATGATTCCACGGACAACCTCAGAGATTCCTCTAAGGTCAGCACCAAATACTGGGAGCGTGCGAAACATTATCGAACTCCCTGGGGAACAATGTCCACATCAATCGCTGATGCGTTTTTCCAGTTATTCCCCGTAGGATTTAGTTGGACTCGATGGTAATTCCCTGAACTCCTCAGAGATACCCGATTCTCAGAACTCGCAGAAACAGCGGTTCCATACGTTACCTGTTCGCTCAAAAGAGTCCGAGAAGACACAGCGATACTAGCAGACCCGTTATCAACTTGAGGACGCACCAAAGTCATCACAGAACGACCTTGACCACCCAAGTCTCCAGTGGCGATCCTTCCGGTCAGATTCGATCCGGTGTAGGTCATCACGTTGGTTCCCTTTGTTCCACCCAGGAAGTATTTACCACCCATGAACATCAGAGAATCAAGAGAAATCGCCAAGGCATCAATGGACGCGCTCAGAGTGTCCAGTTCTTCAAGAGTTGACGAGGACGTAGAACTCTCAGAAATGTAATCAGTCCCCGCATCTGCGTAGGTCCATTTCTTCGTGGCGAAGTTGTAGATAATCAAATGACGATTACCATCCACGCCTTTGTAGTTCCAAATCACCAACTTGCGAACCGGATCAACAGCGGCAGACATTGACGGGAAGTCAAATTCCGATGCGTCATTGAAGAAGAATCGGTCAACCTTCTCCGCCCCGATAGGCGTGACTTGTTGCCCATCGCACATATAGAAACCGTCATCACTCAAGAAGAACGAAATGCCTTGATACTGAGCGATAGACCCAGAGGCAATACATCCCTTATTTCGAGAGATGTTGTCGAATTGGAAGATAAACGGAGTACCGACATAACTCATTCGGTGAATCGCACGATCCAAGAAGATCACGCCAAACTCTCCACCTCGGATTCCTACAATCTGACCACCGTCAGGAATGTCTTGGTAATCAGACTGAGTGTTTACGTTTTCAACCCAGTCGGTTTCGTTGCTCAAAGCACTCCAACGCACTCGGTAAGGCTGTTGCGATCCTTCGTTAGTGTTCGCCACCACCACGAAATCACGAACGACTGTGATGTACTTTGCAATCGGTGCAGAATCCGATAGATTTTTAAAAGCAGTAGACGAGGTCAAATCCCAATACTGAAGACGTTGGGAGTTGTTAGTGGAAATGATCGTTCTGCCAAACTGAGTGAAGCGAACCCTGTCCCCTGACTGAGTTGTATAGTCAGTAGAAGACACCTTAATCGTGACGTTTCCAGAGGTTGTCGCAGAGGTCGTGGTCACGGTGAAAGTGTTTGCATCAACCACAGTCACAGTGAAAGACCCATCCGTAGCAGTTCCACTTGTGAAGTCAAGATAAATGGTGTCGCCAGTTTTCAGCTTATGCCCTGAAGACGTCACAGTCAGAGTTGTCGTTCCACTCTGAGAATACGTCCCAGTGAATCGAGAAACATCAGTCAAAACACCCACACCAGAAACGCTGTACATCTTAGACGCGCCAGCAGCAAACAGTTTCGTTGCACCACTGGTGTCTTTTGCCGCATACAAAGTGGTCAGGTCTTCCGCAGCACTTTGAGAAAATGTCGTGGCAGAAGGGAAAGGACCGTATCCAATCGCTTGAGAAACGACATTCTTTGCGTCTGTCAAAGCACCAGAGATACCAGGCTGGTCAGGTAGCCATTCAGTCAGTTGAATTCGTTGTGTTGCCATCATTTACCCCTGCAAAAGCCAAACATTGCTGTTTTGAGATTGGCTTGTCCATGTATTTGACCCAGTTCCTTCAGGCGTCCAGGTATTCGTTCCCACAGAGATTTCAGTCCAGTCGTTGTTAGACTCAGAAATCGGAGTCCATGAGTTATCGCTCTCTGAAACGTCTGACCAATTATCCCCCATGCGTCTGCCATCGCAAACCACAGTAGCAAGACAACTTACCGATCCAATACCAGCGAGGATAACCGTCCCGTTCGCGGAAACAGTCGCCAGAGCGTTTATTTCCACCGATGTGTCTCTAACCCTTATCCCATCGCAAGAAACGCTTGCGGAGGTCGTTATAGACCCAACAGCATTCCTTACACGGATTGCGGCTGCACTGACCGTTGCGCTTGCGGTAATCGAGGCGTCACCTGCAAGCAGTAACCCACCATTCGCCGTGACGGTTGCAGAACAAGATATTGAGGCAGCGGCGTCTTTAACGATCTGAGCCGAGGCAGTTACATCAGCCTGTGCCGTAATTGAGGCAGAACCAAATTGAACCCTAGTTGCCGATGCGGTGACGGTGGCTTCACAATTTATGCTTGCAGATGCTGGTTTGACAATCTGAGCATCACATGAAACAGTTGCCGAGCAGGATACAGAACCCGCTCCGGCGAAGATAACACTAGAATCAGAACTTACGGATGCAGTCGCATTGACCGATCCGTAAGCATCCCACAGCGTGACGGACGTTTCGTATAACTCACTGTCTAACGAAAGCGTCAGGTCATCAAGACTCGCTTTTAAGTTATCAAGAGAGTCAAGTGTCCACGGTGGGAGAAGGTCAGCCATCTCACGCGAGTGTTACGCTTAGTGAGCCAGAGGCGATACGAAACACATCGCCAGTTGCAATCGCCTTAGAAGCATCCAAGGCAGTGTGATACAGCAGGTTTCCAGACGTAGAAGCATCACGGATTCCGATGTGCGTCACAGTACCCCAAGAGCCTCCAGCTTGCGGGAATTCCACAGCGGCTGAATTTGTTGACACTCCGTTAGAAGGAGAGCCAAACGTCACCGATTGACGAGCGTAAGAAGTGCCAGAAACCTCAGTTCCAGTGTCAGCGTCAGTCGGGTCACTCGTATAAAGTGCGACATAAACCGTGGACGGGCTTGTGTAACTGGTGTTTCGTAGAGTTGCGTTAATCAGCGCATTCTCAAGATAATTCGACATTTCAGCCATGATTTACCTCAGTGAAGTTTTCATTGCGAGAGGGACACCCGAATACTGACCTTGTTGGTCGGAGATATTCAGAGTCTCGATTGCTCGGTTGTACATAGACCCCCAAGTTTGAATCCTTGCATCGTTCATGATGTAGGGTTCAGCTTCAAGGAGGGAGGCATACAGTAAGGCATCAGGCGCGTTTGCCATGAAGACGTTACTTGTGTTTGAGTCACTCAGATAAGTCGGCGCAGCAAAATACAGCAGTTCAAGTGTGTAATTGCTATCTGGAGTCGGAGCGAGTTCAAACTCCAAAGCCATGATGGTGTAGTCAATCGGTTTCCCACTCTCTGTGCGGCGAGAGTTCCGAGAGAATGTTGAAGGACTGGAATAGGTCAAAGGCTGAATCGGATTCGTGTCAACAACAAAATCCCGCACCTCTAGGAAGTCTGAAGGAAGTTCAACAGTTGAATCCCCTCCGGTCGTGGAGGTGGTCACAGTCTTCAACATTTGACGGATTCGCAACTCACGGCGCAGGCGAATCTCTGCGAAACGAATGAAGTCGGGAATTTGATCTGTGAGGTCAGTCCTTGCCAAGTAATTAGCAATCGCTGTTTTCAAATCTGAATATGTAGAAATCATAGATCATCCCATCCATACTCGTACGTTCCTATGTGTCGGATGTGCATCGACAATTCATGGTCAACGTATGTTGGTATCCCATTATCCCATGCCTTCGCACAAAAATAAATGTCTTCACCAACTAAACCACCCTTTGCCGTTGTCTCAAACCAAAACCAAGGCTTGGGTAAATTGAAAGCCTCTTTCCGAGTTAACACCATTCCAAATCCAACACCGACAATCTGCTCTAGTCCCTCTTTACCCTTCGAGAAAACCTTTACAAGTTGATTCGTCTTCTCATCAGCATCAAGTGCTGTCGGTTCAACAGGCTTTCTTCGAGTCGTTGCGTTCACACCCACAATCGGGACTTCGCGGCTTAACATGATCTGGAGTGAATCTTTCGGAAATCTCATGTCCGAATCAATCCACAGAATCGCGTCAGCACCGTCAGCCAGAGCAGTCTCAGCGAGTTTTTGGCGTTGGTTGAAGATCAGTGTCCCAGGCATTTGATAAATCCGCAGGGAGCCGCCTTTAGAGCATCGCGTGACGCCATCAAAAGCACAGAGTTTGGCTAAGTCAAAAGCAAAGCCAGCCATGACGGTATCACGGCAGGGAACACAGATTGCAATATTCATACTTCTCCTGGACGGGTTCTGAAGAAACGGTTATCAGGATCATTCAGGAAAGCCTTAAAGCCTCGTTGATCCATAACCGCAAACCCGCGCATTATCCCCTTTTTGTTAAGATCGTCAATGACAACCATGGGGAGGGAAGCAATTTTTGTCAGTTCGCCCCACTTCGCTCGTTCGTCAATAGCGTTGTATTGGGCTTTGTTCTGCTCGATGATCTGTGAAACGTCTTGTCTGACTTCTAAAACGTCACTTCCGTCAATCGAGTGAAAGAGGGTCTGTTTACCAGCGTTATCTGCGACAAGTTTCATAAAAAAAGGGGGGTGATTAGCCCCCCATTTAGATTAGGCAACAGCCAAATCAGCAGCGATACCGTGGGCAGCCTCGTTACGGACTTCCAAGGTCAACTCAGCCAGAATCTGAGTCTTCTCGCTGTCGCCAGTCTTAGCCAGTTCGTTCGTGGCGAACGGACGCAGATAAGCCAGAGCAGCGTACTCAGGGTCCAGCACCAGAGCGTCACGGGTACGCATGAAACGGTTAGGCACGACAGAAACCGTACCGAAATCGCTCATGTACACATCAGCAGCGCCGATGATGGTGGTAGGCTCATTGCCAGGAGCCATGTAACGCTGTGCAGCGATACCAGCGAAAGCAGAAACGGCTTGTTTCTGATATGCGCCAACCATCAGAATCTTGGGGTTGCCACCAGAGGAGTAAACCTGCTGAATAACATCCTTCAGGATGGTTTCGGTAAAGCTACGGGCAGTGCCGTCAGTACGGGTCGAAACACCGATGGTCGTGGGATCAGCACCGGAAGTGCCCACCGAACTGTTGGTGGTGATCCAAGACAGCAGCGAACCCAACTTGCGAGCGGTAGACGAGTTACCAGCAGAACGACCTTGGTTAGCCGAAATGATGGTTTCAATGTCGCGCTTGATCTCGGCAGAGGCTTTAGCCAGTTGGTAAGCCTTTTCAGACTTGCGACCAGCTTTGTCCACGGCGTCCAAAGTGCCGGAGATTTTGACGGTCTTTTGAACGATTTGGGTATAGTTGCCCAGGCGAGTCGTGGGACTCATCGTTGCATCAGTGGCGTCATCACCTTCCACAGCGGCGTTGTTGGTCGTGGCAGCAGCCAGCGAGTCAGTTTGCCACTCATGGTAAACGGCAGTTGCCTTGGATTTACCAACCGATGACATGATCGGGGTATCGGTGGGGGAGATGTTATAGATAACATCCGACAGGTCTTCACGCTGACCAATAGCGGTGTAGGTTTGATAGGTAGCCATTTTGTTTCCTTACAAAAAGCGTTCAAATGCGTTTGCAGCATCACGCACATTTCCTGTACGTTTTAACTGCGCCATAGCTTTTTTACGCTGCTCAGAATCCACATCACGGCTTTGAGATACACCTGATTTCATTGTTTTAGGAGCCTCTGTAACCTTCTTGGTTACGTTCGGTTTTGCCTTCTGCAATGAAGCGTACTTCATGCCCTGATACAAACTGAGCACAGCGCGAGAATCATATATGTTGGCTAACTCTTGATCTGTCCATCCAATCGACTTAGCGTATTCGCGAATGTCTCGCCGAATTTGATCGCCTTGTTTCGGGTCAGCGTAACCAGGAATCGAGGTAGCTAGTTTAGAGCTTTCCTCTGCAATGTGAGATTTCAAACGCTCGGACTGCTCGGCTTGTTGCTGTTGGGCAATGCGTTGTTGTTCGGCTTTCAAAACCGCCATTTGCTCCTTGCGTTGCTGTTGTTCAGCAACCTTTACGGCATAACCAATGGGGTCAGTTTCTTTAAGAGCTTCCAAGTTTTCACCCTTGGTCTGTTGCTGGAGGAATTGCTCCATCATTTGCAGACGTTGGGCGTATTGATCTCGGAGTTTGTTCGCTTCGGAAATCTTCGCACGTTCGGCTTCCACCTCTTTGCGTTGCTCCGAAAGCGTTTGGGTTTTCTTGGTGTAGTCTTGTCCAAGTTGGTAGCCCTCAATAAGCTGTTCGAGAGTTACTTCGCGTTCTTCGCCAGCCGCTTTGACCTTAAAAGTGCTAGGTTTCTCTGTCTCAACTTCTTCATGCTCTACCAACTCATCCTCGACAGCCTCTCCGGCTTCCTCGGAGATTTCCTCAGTTTCGGTTTGCCCAGTGGGTTCCTCTGCTGAATCCATCATTCCAAGAAATGCGTTTGCGGCTCCGTCCACCGTCAGCACACTTCCTTGCGGAGTCGTGTTTTCGCTCATTTCATTCCCAAATTGTCAGCACAAACGGTGTGCCACCGCCTCGTTAGAGGATTTTCCATTTCTTTTGTTCGATTAACTTTGTGTTAGCAATCGACTCAAAATGTGTTAATACTGATTGTATTGCATTTATCTTAACGTATGCAATCTCTCTTTTGTCTTGTTCGTCAGGGAGAGAATTCAATATATTGTTAATCTCTGCCTGGCGCAAACGATCCATTTCCTCTTTGAAGAAATCGTCATTTATCAGATTCTTAGCGAGTTGTGGACGATCCAAGGATTCCTCCGACTGCGTTTGTGATATTCGATGGCATGGATTGAGGCGTCAATTCTGCGCCCATGATCTGGTTAACAATGTCACTGATGTTAACAGGAGTTCCCATATACGCACCGCCGTATGTTCTCGGGGTTGCCCATTGAGTGTTTTGCAGTCTGTTAATGTTGTCCAGAATTGAGTTCAAATCAATCGGGGTGAAACTCTGGTCATAAACCGGAGACTTCCAATCTGTCGGGACTGGAACAATGTCAAATCCAGTCCTTTGAGTTGGTTGGGTTTCGTTATTGAGAACACTATCAGCAACTCCAACAATGCTCGCTACTTTGGCAACATCTGAGAGCGTTTTTATGACGTCATCAACGGTTGCTCCACCACCAGTGTCGTTATTTGTCGTAATGACATTGGCGATATCAGTCAGAGTGTTTCCGGCAGTGTTATCAGCAGCCAGGTCTTGACCTGAAATGTCAGAGCCTTCCGTAGCTAGTGCAATGGAAATGTCTTCTAGCGTGTTTGCCGTTCCAGTTCCCAAGTCAGATGCCAGGTCTTGACCACTGATGAGAGAGCCTTCACCTGCCAGAGCGTTTGAAATGTCTTCTAAGGTATTTGCAGTACCAGTTCCAAGATCAGACGCTAAGTCTTGTCCAGAAACAATCGTGTCTTGATTCAGAACATTGACAATGTCTTGCAGAGTGCTTCCGGTTACTGTATCCGCAGACAAATCTTGACCAGACAAAAGAGTGTCGCTTGTCGTTCCGATAGTGTCGCTAGTAGTCCCAATCGTGTCGCTTGTGGTTCCAATCGTATCAGTTCCAGTTACGATGTTATCTGCAAGCGTAGTAATAACGTCTTGCAGAGTGTTTCCGGTGATTGAATCAGCGGCTAAATCCTGACCTGAAACAAGAGTGTCTGTTCCAGTATTCACCAATGTCGTGATGACGTCCTGAAGCGTATTTCCAGTAATGGAATCCGCAGCTAGGTCTTGACCGGACACTAGAGTATCCATTGCGATGTTGTTCACCAGGTTGGTGATGACGTCTTGGACGGTGTTTCCAGCAACTGAATCTGCTGCCAAATCTTGACCAGAAACGGCATTATTTACGGCGTCTGCAACAATCGCGGTCACAATGTCGTTGACAGTATTTCCAGTAACGGAGTCAGCAGCCAAATCTTGACCAGTAACCGCATTGTTTATCGCATCAGTCACCAGTGAAGTTATCACATCGGTTGCTGTGTTTCCGGTGATGTTGTCAGCGGCTAAATCTTGACCAGATATTAGAGTTTCTTGTGTTGCAGGTAAATCGAGTACCTGATTAACTTCAGCCTCAAATTCGTTTACTGGTTTAACGCTTTTTAACCCAGAGGTTAAAGCATCCTCTAAATTCTGACCAGACAGCAATCCTTGAACAGTTCCCGCAGCCACTTGTCCAGTCGCTTGCGATCCTGTTGCTTGAGAAACATCGCTAGAGACACCAAGCTGATTAACGCCCTCTGCGATTGCAATCGTTTTAGCAATGTCAGCAGGATTAGCGCCTTCGTCAATCGCAGTTGCTAAGCTCAATGCAGTCCCAAGACCTGGGGCGATTGCGTTACCAACAACCGTTGCGATTGGTCCTAACTCTTTGATAATGTCGCCAAAAGAGCCAATCATTGAACCCAAGAGTCCACCACCTTGTCCAGGCGTGTATTGAACTTGCTTGGTGTAGTCTTGAATCGGTGTGTATTTTCCTGTCTTTGGATCGGCTTGGATAACACCACTTAGCGTTCCGGCTGATGTTGGGTTAAAGGTCGAAAACTGGTACACGCCAGGTTGCGATGTTTCTCTCAGATTTAAGTAGCTGTTTGGGTCTTTTGGGTTGCCAATAACCAACTGACGCATGTCATTCCCAAACTCATCGGAACCAAGTGAGATTTCTTCTAACTTGGCAGTCCCGTTTTCCATTGCCTCCATGACGCGAGAAAAAACCGGAACCTGTTTTGCCCATGTGTTTTTAGTTGACAGGCTTGCAAGTTGCCCAGCCGTTAAATTTGGGTTTGAAGCAACTAAATTTTCAATCCCTTCTGTTGCAGTTCCGCCATAAAAGCCGTGGTATTTATTTGCATAGTCCCGCGCATCGGCTATCAAGCCTTGGCGCCGTTCAGTTTCTTTTTGCTCTGCTGCAATACGCTCTTGATTGGCTTTTTCAATCGCTGCGTATTCTTGTGGTGTTTTTGCTTTTTCAGCAAAGAATATGTCACCAACAAAAGCAAATCCAGGGTCCTTGCCAACAGACGCTTTATTTAGTCCTTGAACGTCTGTTATGTCAACAACACCATCTCCATTAACGTCATATTTTGCATCATACGGGTTCCTGCCCGCCTCAATTCTTGATGCCGCTATAACGTCACTTGTTGTCGGTTTTGTAGCCATGATTAGCCTGGGATTTCAATGTTGGAGGTAATGCCTGCGCCAACTTTCATTGCTTTGAGTTGCGCTTCAGCCTCGAATTCCTGACGTTTCATCTCCATCTCAGCCATGAACTTCTGTTGTTGAAGTTGTAGGTCAGCCGCAGCCTTTTCCCTTGCCAACTGAATGTCTGCTTGTGCCTTTGCTTGCTGGACTTGAATGTCAGCTTGAGCCTTTGCCATCGCAGCCTGCGCCACCGGATCAACTTGAGGTTGTTGCGGTTGGGCAATCTGTTGTTCAATCTCTGGAGTGATCGGTTTATAGAACTCGGCAGAATCCTTAAACCCTGCGGCTTCCACCATCCGACCAAGAGTGTTCCGGTACTGACCCAAACTCACCAGAGGATTGTTCAGACCGTACTGCGCCAGCATCTGCTCTTGTTTCTGGAGAACCATCGACAACATTGCCATTTGTTCTTGGCGGTTTCCGGCTCCGAGTCCCACGTTAATGTCTACATCGTACTGATTCGACCATTCCCGAGGATCAAACGACACATAATTTCCCCGTAAACGAATCACACGGGGTTTATCTTGGTACTTGCATAGTAGATGCAGGATTCCCTTGAAAAGCGATTTAACGCCCGTTTCTGCAAAGATTCGAGCGATCATCTCAATCTTACCTGCGGCAGATTGTTGCATCGAGGCAACCGCAGCGGCAGTCACGTTCTGAAGGATAGAAGGGTCAAGACCTTGAGAGGCGTCAGTCACTCCGGTGCGTTTCTGTTGGACTTGATCCAGATATTGCAACATCGGAAACGAGCCAGCAGCCATGTTCTGAATTGCCAACTGTTGTACAGCGCCAGGAGACTTGACTCGAATCACGCCACCTGCGGTAGACGTCAAGAGATCATCAAGATTGACCTGACCATCCACTGCAACCACTCGGTTGTTGTTGGTCAGATACATATTGTCCAGCATCTGACGGGTGATCGTTGTCTTGATGAGCTGAAGGTCAACAGTCCTATCCGCGAGAGAGTTACCAAAGAACTTGTGCGGAATCGGAATCGGGCACAGAGAATGGAACGGGATATAGTCGCTGTCTTCTTCGCTCAGAATCTCGTTTCCGGCGTAGAAAACTTGTTTGAGTTGGGCAATGCCTCGCTTCGTACCCTTGCGGATATAGCACTCAAAAACCTCAACAGTCTGCATCCAGGTATCCAATGACGCCATGTCATCAGGAATCTCACCGTTGTCAAATCGAGCCAGTCGCTCCGGTGTGTATGTCAGAGAATCAGACGCAGGCAGACCCTCTACGATCTTCTTAGAGAACCCCATCGCCACCAAGTCAGAGCGAGTCATCAATCGGCGATGTGCGACAAACGGAGAGTCTTGAATGTTCTTTGCTCGCTTGGAGATCAAGAATTCCTCGGGAGGAATGTTCTCGACAACAACCTTGCCTGTCTTGGATTTCTTCTGTACGGTAACAGCGTAGATTGAATAGGTCGCAGGCATCCCATCCGGTCCGATGGGTTGAAGTCCATCAGGTCCAACAATCGGGAAAGTCTGGGTATCCTGTTCAACAATCTCCATTGACTCATCAGCCATCAGCATAGCCAATTCGTCTTCTGTGAGATTCTGATATTTCTCTCGCGTAATATCCTCAGACTCGTCCCAATACGCTTTAACCACTCCGACCTTTTGTAGGAGAGCGTCTTTAAACCAGTCGTGAAGAATCAAGGTTCCATCGTTGTCACGTTGAAGAACCCAGTTACAGTAATCAGTAGCTTGTTTGGCAGCTTGTTCGTCTTGAGGACCGCGAGGGTCAAACCTTACGACCTCATCAGAGCCTGTGAAAATGCGAACAAGAGATGGCAGAGCACCATCAATGGCTTCAGCGACCTCGCCGGTAACGATCTGGCTCTTGCCTTCCACCTCATTTCCATAAGGCTGACGGAGGTAAGCCCTTAGAGCATCCTCGCGCTGGATCGTTGTTTCGGTTTCTAAGTATCCAAGAGCGTTGTCAATCTCGGATTCAATTATCGCTTTCAGTTCTTGGCTCATTTGTGCCTTTCGGTGGCCTGCCCATCTTGGGCTTTTGTTCCGATTGTAATGCCTTTACCATATTTTCAAGCATTTCAATGCGTTGTTCGAGTGCGTCAACACGCTTGGAGGGAACCATGTCCCCTTGTTTAAGTAAATACATCAGACGATCCATTTCGGAGGTTTGTTAATAGAAGAACCCCACTTTGAGCTTTCATCAAGCCCGATAGCAAGGTAGCGGAAAGCGTCAGACCCATGACTTGACCAATCGTGTAAAGGTCGGTCATAGAACACTTTTCTTTTTTCGTCATACTCACGGCGATAATTTCTCAAGCAATCAAGCCCAACCTTAACAGAAGGCACGTTAAACCAACATCTCGGAAGTAACCTTCTCACGGCTTGAATACCATCATCAACGCTCATTTTCTGAGCAATCTTTATGTTTAGTCCTGCTTCCTGCAAAACCTCTAATCGGCTTCTGCCAGAACCCAACTCCCTTACCTGGACGTCATGAGGCAAGATATGCTCTGCTGATGCCCAACCGTTATCTCTTAGCCAAGTAACGTACTTATCCAGTCCGACACCGTTGTTTTCATAATAATCAAGTAAGCGAACCTCTGGACCTGCAATTTGAGCTACCCAGATAGCCGTAGAGTCACCCATTCCCAAGTCCCATGCCGTGATTGTTCGGCAAAGATCATCCCTTGGGATTTCCTGAATGTGGTTCTTTGCTTCCAGGTCGTTAAGTATCTGACCATAGTAAGAACCTTCTACGGCAGCGTTAAATGAGCACTCAAACTCCTGAAGATACTTGTCCTCACCCATTTCGGACTTGGCAGCGTCTAATTCAGTCTGAGCGATCACACCTGTCTGGCTTGCTTTGAACTCAAGCAAACCCCATCCATCCTCTGTTTCAGCCCTGTCTCGCAGGTCTTTAAAGTGGTTGTGCCCTTTCGGAGTTCCAATGAAAAGACACCAACCCAAACGGTCAGCTAATGAGGGACGGATAATGTCAGTCCAAATCTTTGGGTTTTGGTCGCCAATCTCATCAAGAATCACGCCATCAAAGTATTGACCACGCAAAGCCTCTGGATTGTCTGATCCGTAAAGTTGGATTCTTCTTCCCCAAAAATCTACTCTCAACTCAGAGATGTTTTGGGTTCCTCCAAGTGGAGCAGAATACTTTACGAGATAGTCCCATGCAACTCGTTTGGCTTGTCCATAAGTAGGAGCGATATAGGCGTATCTGGGAGCCTCTTTTTGATTTAAGACCGCATCCTTGATGATGTGGTTTATCGCAGAAACAGTTTTGCCCATCCTGCGATGAGCAACCACGACCGTGAATCGCTTGTTGTCAATTAGGTCGTGAATCTGCTCTTGCTGTTCTCTGGGCGTATACGGGATGATTATTTCGCCCATGAAACTTTCAGTTCAATGGGTTTATCAGAGTCGCCAATGTGCTCTGTACGCGCCAACTTGGGAATGTGATACTCAATAGCCCTGAGATAAAGATCAGCAGCCTTACCTGGGTCTGGTCTGTTCCCACCCACTCCAGCAGCTACATCGTCTAGCCACTGCTGAAGTTTGTGAGCGTTTCCATCTGCAAAAGCAGCAATAGCGTCCCTAACCATTCCAGAAGACTTGTTCTGAGAACCCTTTGGTCTTCCTCGACCTCGGTTAGTTAAGTTTGCGGGATTTCCGCCTTCTACTTTATTCATTTCTTACCAATTCCTTACGGCTCGTTGGCGTGGTTAAGTTAATTTATTCTAGCAGACTTACAAATCTTTTTTGCATTTCAGGAGAAACAAGATTAACAGATGAGTTCTCGTCCATTAACTTATATACATCATCTAATGTTGCGTCTGGTTGTCCAGGAGGTCTACGTCCTAAACGATAAGCAGTTTTTGCAGCCGCCTTTGAAGATACTTGTCCTTGCATTTCAGAAAAGTCATTCAAGACTTTTGACTGCAAACTTTCCCCAATTCCTTTTCCTCTAAATGCTTCAGGAACTTCAAGACCTAAAACAGAGGCAGAACCATCTTGTTTTTGCAAAACTTCAATAAATCCACCGCTATTAGGCTCTGTGTATTTAATCCTTTTTGATCCCTCTCCAAATATCTCAGAGGCATCACGAATACTTTTCTGGAAATCAAATTGTTTTACCATTCCAACAGGGCTGTATGCCTCAGAAAGCAATCCACCCAACTGCTGAGAGGCAGGACCATAAGCCACACCCTCTCTTGCGGCAGCAGAAGTCATCTCATTAAGAACCCTGGCGCGATCATTCATGTTGCCAAGAATCTGCTGCGCGCTTTCCAATGGATTGCCAAGCAAATCAGTCAGCTTGCGTTTTGCTACGTTTCCAGCACTGAAGATTTCACTTAGCAGTCCAGCCATGATCTCACCACTTAACTTTTGACGCCCACCAAGCCGCACTCATCTTGCCCTTGGCAATATTCTCGGCATGACGAGCTTTAAACGCTTCGTTACGCTTCGTCCCGTCTGGGCTACCCTTGACCCCCTGCTGTCCGAAACGGATCAATTTAACCTCGTCACCAGACTTGGCTAAAACAGCATGGCTTTTCGTTGGGTGATTCGGAGTCCTTTTGGGTTTGTTGTACCCTGAAAACTCCTCTGAGCCTCGTTTTATCATGCTCACCTCGGGATAAAAACGTTATCTGAGATCACTCTTTCAGCGAAATAATAACCCCAGTCTTGGATCATTATAGCAATTTCAGCGTCTGTCATGCCGTTTTTTCCGAGTCCCTTTTGCTCGATGATGATGACAGGTTTACATCTCTGGATTGTGTGAAAAGCACCCTTTAAAGCGTTTTCCTCAAATCCCTCAACGTCTAATTGGATGAGGTCGCAGTCAATGTTAAGTGAGTCAATCGTCACCATCGGGATACCAGATTCAGATTCCTCGATCTGCATCGCACCCCAGTTCTCAGCTTCTCCGTCCACCGACTTACAGTAACCCATCCTGTCGCTCAGTCCGGCTTTCGTCATGCTGACGTTAGGCTCGTTTACGTTTCTCAGTAAACATTCCCAATTCAGGTCGTTTGGCTCGAACGTATAAACCTTGTTAAAAAGGCTTGCGTACGCTTTAATCCACACCCCGCAGTTAGCCCCTGCCTGGATGATCGTTCCGCGCTCTGGAACCCATTTAAGCAGTTCTGGAAGGGCTTGAATCTCCCTCGGAATCCACTTCCAAGCCTCTTTATCGTGTTTCGGCCACCACCACCCATCCCTGAGTTCAATCAATTCCGTCATATCCACGGGTTGACCCCCAGAATTGTGTTGCGAAACAGTGTCCATTGCCTTTGTAAATCTTTCCTGAGAAGTGATGTTTTGTAAAGTAATGTGATGGATAAACAGTTAAGTCATAGCCCGTTTCCCTGAAAACCTCCGTGATGTGAGCAGGTCCGGTTGTCTCCCAGGCTCGTTTGTCAATCACTGAGGCTTTCTTTTGGAGTCGGTTAATACACTCTCCAAAGAACGGGTTTCCTTTTTCCGATCCCATGACCGACACGTTAATCAACCCAGGACGCATGATTTCCTGTTCCCAATGGGCAAATGCTGCGGGTTTGAGTAACCAATCCTCTAATGGACTGAGACAGACAGAATCAGCGTCTAACGTAATCCCACCCTCGTTATAGAGGATTTCATATCTCATCATGTCAGCGACCCCACAGAGTTCGTGGGCTAACATCGACTGCATGTGCTTGGCGTTGAACCAAGGTTGTTTTAGTTCTTCATTGCCCCAGATTTTTATCTCATAGTCTGGGTTCAACTCTCTCCATGTCCCGATACATTTATCAGGGCGCTTGGACTCGTCACCGATCCAAACAAAGTGCAGTTTTTTTGGAATCACTTTTTCTTTGCTAACTTAGTTGCTGTTGCGTACATCACTGATTTAGCGTCTTTTCCGTATGATTTTTTCATTTCAGGCATGGATTTTTTCATGCCTTTAACGATTTTTTCCATTTTTTCTTTTTGAGGTTTACTCAGATTCATTTTCATCCTCTTTCATTACGGGAGCTTTTTCCCATTGGCGACAGACTCGAAGGGAGTGACATATGAAGGTATATTTGTGGCAGTAACCCCGACCACCACCGTCCTTATCAAACTCGTCTTGCGGGACAACTTCCATCGCTTCCAAAGTCTCAGGAGCGTCATCAAAATACTCACAATTCGCGCACAAACGGCGTTTTGCTTGATCTGGAGAGATACGCCAGACATTCGCCAAACCACGCCAATATTCTGTGTTTGCTTCCTGAGTGTTCTCCGGACCAAGCATCTGAGTTTCCATCAGAGTGTCACGGATTTTCTCGTTGGATTCTTTGGTCAATCCTTCGATGACTGGTTTCTCAGCCTCTTGGATTTCAATCACAATCTCCTCTGCGGGAGCGAGTAAGCCAGCCATATAAACCTTTCAAAAAGAAGGGGGACGCATCCCCCAACTGGGGAAGGCAACTGCGTGAGAGGAGAACTCGGGCGTCCCAGTCATGTCGATTTTACACCTTTGGTACGGGAATACTAGAGGGCCATTCCCGATTTAAAACCAGAGTCTCTACGGTCTTTTTATGTGCGTTAACCCACATTTCTTTCCTTTGGTCTTTTGTTAAGTCTCTGCCCTGATCTATTTCAAAGTGACACCTCAGACAGAGTGCGGCAGTGTAAATGTCGCTTGCCTTCAGGGAACGCCCTTTTCCATGTTCTGCCCAGTTTGAGTGACTTGCCTGGACGCCTTCGCTGGTTCCGCAGTGCATACACCTTAACGATGCCACAGCCTTCAAGAGTTTTTGGCTTCTTATGTACTCAGTTTTTGGAAACATCAACCCCATACGTTAAAGACCTCTCGGCTTGTTATCTTTCCGATTTTCTCTGTTTTCTCTTTTTCTTTTTTCTCTCGCTTAACACCACTCTTTAGTCTGGTCTGAGTTCTCAGATCCTTAAGGTAGGTCTGGTAACTCATTGAGTCGGTCAAGAGATCATCCACCAGTTTGTTAACGGTTGCCTCTTTGCCTGGGTTGTAGTGATGCAACCAATCCCTGAGACTTCTTACCAAAACCACTGTGCGGGTTCGGTATTTTCTGCCCTCAAGAGGCAATCTCTTAACTTGGCTTTGCTCCCAACCGACCTTAGACCCAATCAAAGATGCCAACCAGATATTTCTTGAAATGTCAGGAAAAGCGTTAATTAGCGACACAATATCAATCCAAGCACCGTCCTCTGGCTTCCACCATTGCAGGCGTCTTTCAGCCTTGTTGGATAGGATTTTGTGAGCACTCATTTGAGATTCTCATTTTTAACTTTGGCTGACCAACCGCAGGCAATAATTCTTCGGCAAACACTTCTCTGTGACCAATGACGTAGCTTACCCTTCCAAATTGATTCATCTTGACCTTCTCAACAACACCCACAAAAGGCTCACCAAGCCAAGAGAACGGGTAGACCGGAACCTTATCGCCAACCTTGCAGTGAACTTTCTTGTAGTCGATTCCGTGTCTCATGTGTTCGTCTCCTTTTCTTGCTTATCCCATCGCGTCACGCACTCAATACAAGCCCATTCACCACCTTCTTCTGGTGTTGGGTAGTTCTGTTCTGTGAATGGTTTACTGCAAAAATCACAGCGCTCAGGAATGCCGCCCCGTAATTCAGCAATCATTTCCAGAATGTTCATGTGTTCTTCTCCTTGAGTTTGGTGGCGAGTGGTATAGCAACTTGTTGCTGAAAAGAATTTGTACAGACGTATGCCACAACGCACCAATCTCCAGCACGCAAGGCCTCATCAAACTCATGCACGGTTTCCAGCGGATATTTCTTATCCCATTCCTTCATTTGCGGCTCACTGTCAGCCCAGCATTGGGAAACGATAAGGCATTTGGGTGCGGCATACCCCACCACATACGCTTGCGGGTGAACGTGGCGCGGCTTGCTAATCAGCTTCCACTTTCTCTTTTTGCACCATGCCTCGACTGCGGCAACGGCTTCTTTGTGTAGTTTTGTGGTCACGTGTTCGTCCCCCTGAACATTGCTTCAACCTTCTCGGTTTGATCTCTCTCACAATAAACGGACACAGTGTGGTCTTTGTCGATTGCAAGGTCAGCCACGACCATATCGTGTCCCCATTGGGTTTTGATCGGGGCTGGCATCCATACCCACGGCTCCTGCTTCTCAGCCTGCTCTATTGCTTGGCGTAGGGATGTGAGGGCTTGAATTTGTTTTTGTTGTGGATACATACAAGTTTCCAACGCCTCTAGTGCCTGTCGTGCTGCTTCAATCAATGTGGTCATAACGTGCA